AAAATTATTAAAACAGATCCGCATGGGAGTATATGGTTAGATTTTAAATGGAAAACTCCTGTACATGCGTTGCATGAAAAACTTCCAGACATCAAGGGGAAAATAGTAATATTGAGTATGACTGCGACAGGATTGGACAATCCCGTAACAACTCCTGTAGGAGTTATTCACTCGCACGATTTTATCGGTTCTGCTCTTGCAACTATGATGACGGGAAGAAATATTTCTAGACCATTTTGGACAGATTTAAGCGAGCTGGGTGTTTCTTTTATATTAGCTCTGATTGTTTGTGCTGTAGTTCTTACTTTGAAGTGGTATTTTGGTGCGGTTCTTCTACCGTTAACATTAGGCGGTGCATATTACACTAGTCATTATCTTTTCGTTAATCATAGTTATTTAATAGATTGGTCTTATCCTGTAATAACTATATTTGTTGCTTGGGCAATTGCTTCGTTCCTTCGGTTTATGGAAGAATATCGCCTCAAGCAACAAATTAAAAAGCAATTCGGAACATATCTTTCTCCCGATATGGTTGAGAAATTACAGAAAGATCCAGACCTGTTGAAACTTGGTGGTGAAACTAGGGATCTTTCTATTATGTTTACCGACGTGCGAGGTTTCACTACTATATCTGAGCATTATGGTAAAGATGTCCAAGGTTTAACAAAAATAATGAATCGATATATGACTGCTATGTCAGAAAGCATACTAGGGAATAATGGTACTATCGATAAATATATTGGTGACGCTCAGATGGCATTTTGGAATGCTCCGCTTGATGATACGGATCATGCTAAGAAATCGGTTGATACGGCTTTAACAATGATGAAACGATTGGAGGAATTTAATGATGAAGTTTCAGTGGAAGGAACCCCGCCATTTGGAATGGGTATTGGGATCAACACTGGTAGTGTTGTGGTCGGCAATATGGGTAGTGATCAGCGTTTCGATTATACATGCCTTGGCGACTCGGTTAATTTAGCTGCTCGCCTTGAAGGTCAAAGTAAATCATATTCAGTTGATATTATTCTTGGTGAAGAAACAGTAAAGCAACTTCCTGAGTATCCCTGTATAGAATTAGATTTATTGGTGGTTAAGGGCAAAACAAAACCTGTTGCAATATATACGATTTTAGATAAGACTTACGATACAAAACTACATAAGATATTTTTGGAGAGATATCGCGCTCAGGATTGGGCAAACGCTAGGCAGTTTGCAATAGAATTAGCTGGGGAGTTTGATGAAAAACTTTCAGGATATTATGATATGATGATTGAACGGATAGAGAAATATAAGACCACACCTCTTCCCGAAAATTGGGGAGGGGAATTTGTCAGCACCACAAAATAGAATCAAAATAAACTATTGGGATAAATGTAAGGGCAACGGACATAGCGCGGGTTGTAATGCAGTTGCCGGAAAAGTAGCAAAAACAGTTGAAATACTTCCGGGACTACATGGTCCTCATGCGGGTGAAGGGGTTTTCGATTTATTCACAAGTGACGCATTTCATGAAGTTCATAAGCACGGGAAAACGGGAACTAAGATCGGTTGGATTCAAGAACCAAGGGAACTTCATGGTCAGCACTATGATAAAGTTGCAAACAACCTTTCTCATTGGTTTGGGGGTGACGGATTTAAATACCTATACACCCATGACTACGATCTAGTTCGAACTGATCCAACAAAATTTAAGTTTTTATTGGGTAATGGTTTTTGGATTAAAGACCCCAAGATATATCCGAAAACTCACATGTGTTCTATGATTGCTTCGCTCAAGCAAATGACCGAGGGGCAAAGAATAAGATGCACTTGGGTAGATAAATTGAGGAAACAAGAAAGAGATCCAGAAAATGTAGGGAGGTTTAATTTATTTGGAAAGGATAGAACTAGAGGAGGAGCAGGACCTGAAGATAATTTAACAATCGAAACTAAAGAAGAGGGACTTTGTGATTATATGTTTTCGGTGGTAGTAGAAAATGCAAGAACTGATGTATGGATTACAGAAAAAGTTTTAGACTGCTTTGCTACAGGAACTATACCGATTTATTGGGGTTCTAAAAAGATTACTCATTTCTTCAATGAGGATGGTATTATATTTCTTGAACCGGATTTCAATTTAAAGCAATTGAGTAAAGAATTATATTTAAGTAAAATGACTGCAGTCAAGGATAACTTACAGCGAGTTAAAAAATTAGAAAATCCTTTAGATTATATGTTCGATGATTTATATAAGGAACTTGGGATATCTAAACCTCAGCTCTGATCATATGTGGAGATGTTTAAAACTATTGCCATTCTTAAATTATCATCATCATTTTTTTGCGGGGGAAGAAAATGATACAGTAGGGCAGGGTGAATAAGGAAATCATCTTCTTTTGTTTCAAATGCCCAAAATTTAGCTAACCATGAGTGGATAGGATCAGATAAATCGTATCTTGGTTTATCAGGTCTAATATCATCAATATAATCTATGTGTCCGCTTTTGTTCACGAACATTGTTGGCGTATGAATTTCAGGATCGTATTTTACATAATGAATCGCAACGTAGTCAGCTCCCGAATGGATGTGTTCAGAAATATGTTGAGAATTTCCATAGCAAGTATAGTTGCACATGTGAAAATCCCAACCGAAGGGATCTGCTGAAAATGTGTTGAAATATTCTTGAATCTTTTTTTTGTATATATTGTTGAGAATTTCTAAATTTAATTGTTCGAATTTTGGATTATTCTCATCAGAATTAAGATGATGCAATTCGCTCATTCCCCAATCAACATTACGATGAGGGTCTTTTTGATAATTAGAGGCGATTTGTTCTCTGATTTGTTTTTTGTTATATATCGTTGGATCTATGGTATCTCTAAAAATCGGAATACTAAAAATCTGTTCAATCATAATAAACTCCTATGCTATATTTCACCACGTCCTTTAAGGATTTCAGCATTTTTTAAATGCTCCGCTTCGATATCATCTTTACTCTGCCCATGATACGCAACGGCATAATTATTTTCAACAAGATATTTATTTACGTCAATATCATCAACTTCAAGGATTCCTAAAATTCTACCGAATTTGCCTCTCTCGTCACCGATAATAGTTTTGAGTTCTATGCTAGATCCCACAGGGCAAAATTCTTTGATTTTATCTTTAGCAAGAAGTCCTCTTTTCTTTTCTTCTAAATCACGAGTTCGGGATTCAGGAGTATCTATGCCATAAAGACGGACTCTTTGTTTTCTTAACCATACGGAAAATCCTAGGTCAAGGTCAACATCAACGGTATCTCCGTCTATGATTTTTATTATTTTAGCACGGTAGGAAAATGTTCTATTTTTTGTCATTCAATTAAAATACCTTTCTATCTCGGTTTAATATACTTTCGGACCAAACTCCTGATGCTTTTTCTGAACAAAGTTCACAACGACAATATTCGCAAACAACGATTTCCCCTAAAATTGAATCCCTCCAATCCCTTTCGGTTCTTGTGTGACGTATGCCACAGTGGGACGCATGTCCGCAATTCATACAATATGCCATTATTTTTTCTTCTTTTCATTCTTTTCTTCAGTCGTGTATTTTTCCCAGTCCGGATCTTTGTACTCTAATACCATATTTAGTTTTTGGGTAAGACGAATACAATCGTTATCTAACATTCTGATTCTATCAATCAACGCTATGAGGGTTGCGGATGTTTCCCCTAAAATTGGTTTGACTTCATTTGTAACCCAATTCCAAATATAATATACAAAATATCCTAAACCCATTGCTGCTATGATAGGAAATCCATATTTCCCTATCGCGTCTGCTAAATCCATCAATCTCTCCTTGCGTCCTCTTTACCTTCATTCGCTGCTAATCTGTCTATATTTGGTTTCACCCCTAAAGCATACGACAGTAGAACATCAATTTTTGTTACGTCATTATTCATAGTCTGCACGCGATTATCCAATGCTTGTATGATGGATCTTAATGATTTTATAGATCCTGTGACACTATCTAAAATATATTTGATAGTTAAAAACACGAAAAACCCACCAGCAACTGCTGCCGCTATAGGGAACCCGACATCGCTTACAAATGATAGAAAATCCATTTATTCTCACCTCTAGCCATATTTAGCCCTTTACAATTGGCAACTTTTATAGTACAATGATTAACATGAGTCTGATGCCCGCATACTTTACCACGACCAGCACGCGCAAACGTAAGGTCAAGAAATCTGCAAAACAGTTAGCTGCTGAGCGTGAACACCAGAAATGGTTGAAGAAGAACGGATATACGAAAAGCAAGAAAAGTAATTATAGGTCGGAAATTCCATCATATATAGATAAGGTAGATAATTTATCACCCACTTCTGGCGTTATCCCTACAGGCACCGCTGCTAAAGATGCGCCAAAGAAATATGATGGGAAACGCAAATTGCTAGGCATTGCTACTATGCACAAATCAAATATGGTTCCTGTTTTTAGTAAAAAGGATGCAGAAGATATTTCTAAAATGAGAAGAAACTGATGAACGAATTCATGTTAGCAGCTATGATCTGGATATCTACGTTTGTCCCAAACTGGAATGTTCCTGCATTGCCTGATGTGAAATATGCAAACCATGCAACTCTTCAATACATGCTTTATGGTTGCGGTAATATTACTGAGGAACGAGGAAACAAATTAGTTTGTTCGGGTGAAGCAGAAACAGTAGGCAAAACACTTGCAATATATAATAATGATACGAAAACTATTTGGTTGCGAGATAACCTTAAAGAAACACTTTCTGATATTGTCTATAAATCGGTTATAGTTCACGAGTTGGTTCACCATATGCAATATTCAAATAAGGGCAAATATGCTTGTATGGGAAAACGGGAAATAGAGGCATATGAAATTCAAGATGAATGGTTAAAAGCGCAAGATCATGTGGGTGTGATGGAAGCATTGGATTTAAATGGTTTGTATATGGCAACAATGTTTGCTTGCCCCTATGATGGTTATTGGGTTCCACAAATGGATTGAAGGATTTGGTATGATAGAATTGAATATTCTTCACCCTTGTTATGAACAAGCATTAATGTTCATTAAGAAAACTCCTGTCCTTTTTAAAGAACGTGGTTTTTTTGCTGAAGATATTCGGGATTTTATTTGTTGTAGTGGTGGTGAGTATTTTTTAACTTTGAATGATTTATTAATCCTATTAGAAAATGTTAGTGGAGGATATGGTGATGGGTAATTATAGTAAACAACAAATTCAGGAACAAGCTCGAAACGGAATTATCAATGTCCGTTTTACTAAGGTAAATGGTGAAGAAAGAGTTATGAATTGCACTCTTCTTTCTGAATATTTACCGAAGCAGATGGATTTTTCTGAAAGTAAACCAAACGATCAAGTTCTTTCTGTTTGGGATGTTGATATAGGAGGTTGGCGTTCATTTCGCGTTGAAAGTGTCTCAGATGTCGGTCCACAAATGCTTACTGAAGATATGATTGGACCGCAATGACTAAGTTAAATGTAACAGGATTAACCAGTGGTTCTGATAAGTTTACTCGGAAAACGACTAAACCACGAGATGGGCAACTGATAGCTGGTAATAAGGAAATTCCTGCACCTTCAGAAAATGGTACTTATACCGAAAGTCGGGGTGGAACTGAAATGATGTTGGAGGGTCTACGTGAACGTGTTGACCCTGAACTGCTGGATAAATTTCATATTATATGTTCACGTGTTCGAAGCATTAGCGAGGATAAGCAAAATATTCTCTGGATGCATGATACTTGGGATGACCCTGAGTGTGAACATTTAAAAGACCCTGAATCACGAAAACGGTTTGGGAAAATTGTATTCGTGAGTAATTATCAACAGGCAACATTTAATATGGGTCTTGGAGTTCCTTATTCCGAGGGTCTCGTTATTCAAAATGCAATAGTTCCGATTGAGGAACACGAGAAACCTAAAGATGATACGATTAATCTGATTTATCATACCACCCCGCATAGAGGACTTGAAATACTTGTTCCAGTTTTTGAGCATTTTCGGAAGGTAAAACCAGAACAGAAACTTCATTTGGATGTTTATTCATCTTTTGAAATTTATGGATGGGCAGATAGGGATAAGCAATATAAAGAAATTTTGGATAAATGTAAAGAGCATCCTGATATCACTTATCATGGATACCAACCCAATCATGTTGTCCGAGATGCCCTCAAGAAAGCACACATATATTCATATCCGAACATATGGCCCGAAACAAGCGGAATTTCTATTATAGAAGCGATGAGTGCTGGTTGTTCGGTTGTTGCTCCTAATTTTGCGGCAATACCTGAAACTCTTGGCAATTTTGGAATAATGTATAATTGGAATGAGGATGTGAATAAGCATGCCAATACTTTTGCTCAGGCATTGGATGCGGCATTAACAATTCATTGGGAAGATAACGTACAGAACAAACTCAAATTTCAGGCAATGTACGTTAATAATTTTTACAATTGGGATCTTCGTACTACCCAGTGGACGGGATTCCTACAGAGTATGGAGAACCTATAATGGAATTGTTGGATTATTTATGTGGATTTTTTACTGGTGCCACATTGGCGTTCGTTATTGTTATGATCATGGAGTGTAGAGATATTCGAAAAAGATTAAAGGAATGGGGAGACTCGTTATGAGTGTAGGAATGGTTATATTTCATGTCCTGTTTATCAGCGCATGTGTTGGTGCGTCTTGGTGGATGGGGTATAAAGCTGGTCGTATGGACGAAAAAGATATCGTGCAGTGGGCAAAAAATAAAAATAATGAAAATAAGCCTTGACAATTGAGGCTTTATAGTTTACAATGGTTGTTATAGTTAAGGAGTGTGGTGGGGCGTTCTCCCCACAAAAACTAGAAGCGACGACGACGGTGGTCACTTCATCAGCATGAAAGCGTTATTCACACTCCTTAACTATCGCGTCTTTTTTCTAATGATAGAGGTCTATTATGGCAAAGAAACCAAGGAAGGCATCGAAAACTCTAACTCAATCCTTCTATGGCGATGAACCAACTTGGGAAGATCAACATGAACTTTCCGAAGATGAACTAAAATCAAAGATGCTTCGTGCATATAACTGGTATAATTATATGCTGGACCGGAAAAAATATAAGGGGATCGTTGTCAGATATCTCCAATCCATCAAAATGAATAAGAAAACCATTTCAGCAATTAAATCATTAGAGGATTATAGGTTTTCTACGGTTGCTGATCTATGTAGTATGATGGAACAAGGTTTAGATTTACCTGATGATAGCAGAATTTGGTTAGATGAACAGATATCATCTTTTAAATCTCTTGCTGATCAAAAGAAAGCAGAAAAGGTTATAGAAGCTGCTCCAAAAGCAAAGGTAATTTCAATTCAAGAACGTGTTCAGAATGCGGCGAATGAACGTATCGCTGAATTGGAGCAAGAAATTGATGACTTCGTCAACGCCAAATGCAAGAGTGAATTTTCTATGTATGATTGGTTGCAGAGTTCGGATATTAAACCAATGATTGCTTCAAAGATCGGTGAATATTATGTTCCTGTAATGGAAGAAGCTGAGCTGGCAGTGTCTGGTGAAGATGAACAGGTAAACGAGGCATATAAGTTTATCACCAAGAAACAACGTGTTCAGTTGTTTGAATTTCTGTCCATGATTGTTGATGATGCTCGTAAATTTGGCAGCAATAAACGTAAGGTTCGGCAACCTAGGAAAAAGAAATCTATGTCTGTACAGCAAATCGTTAAGAATGTACAGTACATGGAAGAAGATCCATCCCTAAAAATAGCAAGCATTGATCCATCTAAGGTTATTGGTGCATCAGAACTTTGGGTCTATTGGACAAAATATAAAGCATTGTTTCACTATGTTGCCATCGATCGTGGCGGTCTTACATTTAAGGGAACTTCTATTAAAAATTATGATGAGAAGCTGTCTAAATATAAGGTTCTCCGCAAACCGGAAGAAACTATCGAGAAAATTTTAAATGGTGGACCGAAAGCAATTATTAAAAGATTTGATGAACTTACTACAAAAGCAAAAGATTGTAATGGTCGACTAAATAAAATGACGGTCTTATTGAGGGTGATTAATTGAACGATTCAGCAAATACCAATCTCATACAGTTTCCAAAATCTGCAATTATTAAACGCGAAAACATAGTTGCTTTGCATAAAAACAAAGAGTCAGTTGAGGCAACTCAAAGGGAACTGATTTCTCAGATGATCGACTATCATGCTCATCATTTGGTACAGGTATTTGCATTAGATGGCATCGATATTGAGTCAGAAGATTTTGATAAACTTTTTGCTCTATCTATTGAATGCCTTCGTGCTACAGTTTATAACACTTTAGACTTACATCATCCGCTTTTGCCAGTGTTAAAGGATATGGCAGAAAAAGTTGAAATGGCAGTTGATGTAAAGGAAGAGGAATAATGTCGGTTTACATCTCCCCACCATTTGGTAATTATGTTGGGTATGGTAGATGCGTTCGGATACGAGGAACCTATACCTGGGAAAGAAGAACAGGATTGATTAAACAGATTGCTCGCACTCTTAGGAAAGTTCCAGGAGGGTGGATTAATAAGATTGGGTTCCGTAACTGTGGAGCGCAGAACTTAAAGAAGTGCGACCGCGAGGCGGTTTATTCTATTGCTGCTTTGGATAGTGATTGGACCCCTTTTATTGAAAAGCCCCCTTCATGGAGTAAATTAGAAATCAATATAGGTTGTCCCAATGTTAGCGGTTATTCAATAACAGATGATGAAGTGAAACGATTTGTTAACAGGTTTCCTATGCTTCAGGTTAAATTTAGTCCAACTGATAATATGCCTGATGATGTTGCTAGAATGTATAATTTAGGAGTGAAAGTATTTCACCTTTCTAATACTATTCCAACTAACAGGGGTGGCATCAGCGGAAGGCAACTCAAGGAAGTCAATCTTCCATTAATAGAAAAGGTTGCCAATATGGATTTAAAGGGAACTGCTATAATAGCAGGTGGGGGAATATATACTCCTCAGGATGTCAGAGATTATAAGAATGCAGGTGTGACTTCTTATAGTTTGTCTACAATTTGGTTCACACCTTGGAAGGTTCCAGCGGTTTATCAGGAGGCACTAAAATGTTAAAAGCAATGATGATAATTGCCATGGTTGGCGGTGTGAGTGTAGACTCTACAAGTGAATACGAATCTATGCACGAATGCAAGGTTGTAAAACAAATTATCATGAAGCAAGATGAGGATGCTAAAGTATATTGCGTCCCTGTTGCTCGTTCAAAGGTGGATCAATTGTTTGATAAATTTATGAAGCTGGTAAGAGAAATGCAACAGTTGGGTGAAGAAGAAAAGGTTCCAAATGAAAATTGGTTATCGAAGTGCCGTGAAGGGTGGGGCGATTTGGAACGCAATTTCTTTGACGATAGCGTTAAGAAACAATGTAGCGGTGCGACAATTCAAAGGCGATTTAAATTGAAATTGCCAGACACTGTTCCGGATATTCGAGGGTGAAAAATAAATTTGACAATTGACGTCATCACCTATATAATGAAATGATGAATGATAATACGTTGGAAATAATATGATTTTGGTTGATTTAAATCAAGTGATGATATCGAACCTTATGATACAACTCAAACATTCTGGTGGGGTTGTTGAGGAGGGTCTGATGCGGCATATGGTTCTCAGCAGTTTGCGGAAATATCGTGGTCTATTTTATGAAAAGTATGGAGAACTTGTAATTTGCTGTGATGATAAGAGTTATTGGAGAAAAGATCTATTCCCTTATTATAAAGCATCAAGAAAGAAAGATCGTCAGGCATCTTCAATTGATTGGAATACTGTATTCGTCACGTTAAACAAAATTCGTGATGAAATTCGTGAAAATATGCCATATCTTGTTATTCAAGTTCCTCATGCCGAAGCTGATGATATTATTGCCGCTCTTTGTCACGAGTTTGGTCATACTTCTTCCAGACCTATTGGTGAACCAATTCTAATTTTGTCTGGCGATAAAGATTTCGTACAACTTCAAAGATATTATAATGTGGATATTTACAATCCCATTCTTAAGAAAGAAGTGAGGGTGGACAACCCTGAACGATATTTACGAGAGCACATTATGTTAGGGGATAGGGGTGATGGTGTTCCTAATTTCCTTTCTGATGATGATACGTTTGTCGAAGGAAAACGTCAGAAACCTATTTCCCGTGTAAAATTAGCTGAGTGGTGTGAAAAAGAACCGCAAGAGTTTTGCACGAAGGAGATGCTTGATGGTTATATGCGGAATAAGTCACTTGTTGATTTAACCGAAATTCCTCAAGAAATAAAGGATAAGACTTTGGAGCAATATTATGTCTATCACCTTGCTCCAGACATTCAAAATCCAAGATCAAAAATCATTGAATATTTTATGAAGAAGAAACTGAAGAAACTTATGTCTGATGTTCAGGCATTCTAGGAGGTTAATATGGTTGCTACACCTTTGAGTGAAATTGTAAAGAGTATTGAATCTAAGAAAACGATCAAACAGCAGGCTGAGGCGATAAAAGAAAACGACTCACCTGCTCTAAAAGAAATTTTTGTGATGTCCTGTTGTCCTGTTGTAGAGTGGCAACTTCCTGCGGGAAAACCACCCTATGAACCCTTGACCAAAGAACAGGGAGTCGACCAAGAAGGGCGATTATATTCTGAGGTTAAGAAACTTGATTTATTTGTCAATACACCGCAGGGTTTAGAAATTTCCTCTATGAAAAGAGAGCAAGTTTTTATTGAATTATTGGAAACAGTGCATCCGGATGATGCGCTACTCCTTATTAGAATGAAGGAGAAAAACCTGAAGGTCAAGAAGGGTGCTTTAGAAGAAGCATATCCGGGAGAACAATGGTGACTGAAAAATATTTAGATACTCGAACTGCTAACCATTTAGCAGCATTAATGAGTGAAGTTGAAATCCTTAAAGGCAGGATACAACCACATGATACAGGTCATATTCACACAACTATCAATGTTCTAGAATCACGCATTACAGAACTAAGAGAAAGCGTGAAAGCAGAAGCACCTGTTCAGCATGCTACAACGACTTGGCACGATGTGCGGGAAGTTAAATGGCAGGAAGAGCATTGACGAGTGAAGTCGCATATATAGTAGGTAATGGTCGCTCTCGGGATGGTTTTGACTTAGAACAATTGATAGGATCCGGAACTATTTGGGGGTGTAATGCTCTTTATAGAGATTGGGCAAATGAAGGTTCTAATAGGAGATTTATGTTACCGGACTATTTGGTTTCGATAGATCACGGGATTATTTCAGAAATAGAAAATTCTGAGTTTCCATCAGAAAGATTTATTGTTCCTGATCATGATGAACAGTATGAACCAGCTGAAGTGAATCCTGGTCGACCACGTAGTAATGCTGGCATGAACGCAATGATTGAAGCAATACGAAAAGGAGCAAACATTTTGATTTGCCTTGGGTTTGATTTTCTTCTCCCAGGAAATGTGACCAATATGTATGATGGAACTGAAAATTATACTATGGAAACAAGAGCTACAGCGCAAGATAATAAGGGGAGATGCCGTTATCTTCAGTGGTTCGTAGAACAAAATCCCGACGTCACATTCTTTTTCGTCTATCCTAAATTTGATAAAGATATTCATGATGATTCTGTGCTTGATTGTACTGTAGAGCGTCGTCACAGACAACCTGCATTTCCCGCAACATCACGGGACATAGTAGTTCCTATCGCAGGAGAAAGAGTTCATTATTGCACATACGAACAATTATTAGCAAATCTAGAGGAATAACATGTATATTACAGGTTACGATCTATTGACAATATTGATGTTGCTTGGGTTGGTAATGATATCAATGTATATTGGGTATCGATATCAGAAAAACAATGTAAAATTTTATGCGCAGGTAGTTGATGAAGTTCTTGATAATTTGAAAGATGATGGTATTATAATCATTAAAGAAGAAAACGGTGAATTGGAAATTTATAGTGGATATAAACATGACCCAAAAACTACACCTTGAAAATATATTTCGTAGCAAAAAAGAGGCAGACGATACTCTTGGCGGTAAATTCATAGATCATGATGCTTATGATATCCTCATAACAGAGGACACGGATGTATATAAAAAGTCCGGTCTTTTTGAGGAGGAGTCCGAGTCTAATTTGTTGCTCAAATTCCGCAAGAACGTGATACCTCAAGAAAAGGTTCGCGCTGCTTATGATGGTTTGAGGCATGGTGCTAGTCTTACAGATAATCGTGGTCTTGCGGCAGGAACAGAGAAACAAGAATATCAACAGTTGATAACAGCACAAGGTTCATCCTCAGGCAAACGTAGATGGGTCACAGAACGTGAATCAGTTTGCCTTTCTTATATGATGAAAGGTTCAGTTAAGGATATCTATGGGGAAGACCAGTTAGAAAGTTTATGGAATAGTGTTAGTCCTAATCCAATCCCAGGAAGAGGCGGTGCTGGTCTTATCGGTGGCGGTTCCATATGGGTTGTTGAAAGGGTTAAAGATTTCGATATCAATGGTTGGTTTGAGTCGACTTTTGATATGGATACTGAGGAACGATATGCAGCTGCTTCATCAATTTTGAATGATAAGATTTCATCTACTACATATGGAAACGGTGTATATTCAGGTACTGCCGGATACATGGATAGATATCCTCGTATTCCATTTTGCCGTGAAACTGCTTGGACTGCTGCTAATAAAGAAAGGTTCAATTCAGGAATACCTATGATGGAAGAATGTTCTAAGGTATTTCAGCGTGAGGTTCCATCACGGTGGCAGGGACAGAAAGATTGTATTGATCAACTATCGGAAGATTGGCGAATAGGGGATACGGTCTACACAACTATCACACTCAATAGGGATTTTCGTACAGCATGCCATCGTGATGCGGGTGACTTATGTGAGCAACCAGAAGATCGAGCAGTTCCTCGTGGATTCAGTAATCTCACTGCTATGACAAATGGAAAAGAGTATGAAGGGTTCTATCTTTGTTTTCCTGAGTACAAAGCAGCTGTTGATATTCGTGATGGCGATTTACTCATGATGGATGCTCATCAAATTCATGCAAACACACCTCTTATATCAGGAGAAGAGGGTATCGAGCGGTGTAGTGTTGTATTATATTTCCGTGAAGCAATGTTAGGTTGTGATTCACTAAAGCATGAGAATATGCGTCGTGATTTTGTATACGACAGGAAAGAGCGTTTAGCAGGTAAGGACGGGCGACCTAAGAATTACAATGGCATAGACCCAGACATATTTTTTTCAGAGGAGTGGAAAGATTGGCAGAGCACATATAATGTATAAAACGTACAAAGGAGTCTATGTACGAGACGGTCTTGCTGTCGATAAGAATATGGTAAGAGATTGTTTCCGACATTATGATAAGTTTGGTAGCAAGCACTCTCTTAAAGATGCTGTTGTCATGGATTGGGGTATGAATATTGGTGGGTTCGGTTACATGATGTTGCGGGAACCCATTAAACAGTATATTGGTATCGAACCGCATCCAGATAATTTTGAGGTTGCCAAGGCGAATCTAGGTCATGACCCGAGAGCAGTTTTAATTCAAGCAGCGGTTACAAACGAACCTGTGGATTCTATAGAACTTCACCTCACAAACTCAAAGCAAAATTATTGTTCAGGAACTATTAATTTAAAGAGCAAAGCTGCTGCCAGTTTACGTCAGACTAAGATAGATGTCCCTACAGAACAAGCAAATGAGTTGATGGAGAAATATAAACCAACTCATTTCAAATGTGATATCGAGGGTGAGGAATATAGAATTTTTGATAGCTGGGACTGGAAGTTTCCTGAATGCGTCAAAGAAATGGCAGTAGAGTTTCACTGGCAGGATAAGGTTTTATCCTATGAAAATGGGTGGAGATCTAAAATCCTTGATAACGACTTTGATCCTGTCTACGAAAATTTGAATTATGTGAAAGGTGATACAGAATTCACTTGGCAAAACTCTCCAGCATCATATAGAAATATTTGGGGAATAGACTGCTTTTATGAGAAGCGCATTGACTAAGTATCTGCACCCAGACAATCGTGATAAACCATATGTGGATTGGCGTCTACCTGAAAATAGAATAGAGATGTGTCTTCGGTCATATGGTTGGCGAATGAAGCATCGTGATGTAGACCATCATACTTACAATGAAGCATACATGAATCAAGGTTCTATGAGTGATGAGCAGAGGATCTATTTTTCTATGCTGTTTGGTATAACTTATCAATCATCAATGGCGTGGGTGATTTGGTCGCATTTTCCTGATATCGAAAAGATAAACTGGAAAACTCTCGAAGACTGGAATAATGAAAATTATGCTCGACAACATTTTTCAAAAGACACAAAATACAACAAAGGCAAGTTTATTCCTATCCTAAAAGATATTCATGAAAAGGTTCTAGAAAAGCATGGAACCCTCAGATCATGGATTAACACGTTTCAGGATTTCGACCATGCGCTCAAAGAGGTTATGACAATTTATAGGATAGGACGTATGTCTGGTTGGTTAACAACTCAGGCATTTTATGAGCAATGTGCTGGAATGAGTCATATTGTACCGAAAAATATGTTAGCAACTGATCCGTCAAATTGGTCAGTAAGATCAGGACTGGTTTACATTTATAACAAACCGGAATTGATGGATTTGGATAGCAAAAAGAAATACAGCAGTGATGACCTAAAATGGATTGAAAGTCGTGAGCAGGAATTCATAGAGTCTTGCGCTGAATTTGTATTGCCCACTGATATGTCTAGTCCATTCACATTAGAAACGCATCTGTGTCAGTATAAGAAAATGATTGCGACTGGCGGCGACGCTCCGGGAACCCCAACTCAGGATGCGTACACTCGTTGGTATAAGTTAAAACAAGCATGGTCAGAGCTTGAGTGGGATTTTTATGAGGATGTATCAAAATATTCTGCACCTTGCGTAAGGAAAACATTTCAGAATAAGATTCTTATGAAGACAGGCGCAATGACAGGTCAAATGATTAATATGCATGAGGACAATGAGGATTTGCCTGATATGTATAAAGAGTTCGGTGTAAATCAGTCATGGCTTACTGACTTCAATAATTTTGGGAGAATAGAAATAAAGAATAATTTTAATAATTATGTTGAAAATCAAGGAAAATCGATTTACGATTTTATTCACTAAGACCCGAGACCTACTCACTCCGATCAAGGATTGTCTCGTTAATAAACTGACATAAAGGAGAATGAAATGAATGCAGTTAAAAATAGAAAGATTCGTATAGCGGTTGTTGGAGTTGGCAATTGCTCATCTGCCCTTTTACAAGGCATTAATTATTATCGCCATCGAAACCAAAAGGATGTCCCAGGAGTCATGTATCCAAATATAGGTGGGTACGACGCTGACGAGATAGAAGTTGTTGCGGCATTTGATGTGGATAAGAGAAAAGTTGGTAGTCCCATCAGTGAAGCAATATTCAGTGATCCCAATAACACCCCAACATTTCATACTGATATTGATGATGACACAGTAGTGGAAATGGGTATGCCTCTTGATGGTGTTGCCTCGCATATGGCAGATTACCATGAGGATGTAAATTTTAAAGTATCTGATGAACCTCATGCTGATATTACAAGGATATTGAAAGACCGAGAGGTGGATATCGTTGTTAATTATCTTCCCGTTGGGTCCCAGAAAGCAACTGAATTTTATGTCAATGCTGCTATTCAAGCAGACGTTGCATTTTTGAATTGCATTCCGGTTTTCATCGCTTCTAATCCGATTTGGGAGAAACGATTTGTTGATGCGGGATTACCTATAGTTGGTGATGATATGAAATCACAGTTTGGTGCTTCAATATTGTCTCAGGTTTTACAGGAAACTTTATTCAATCGAGGACACAGCGTGGAGTTCCATCAGCAGTTGAATGTGGGAGGAAACAGTGACTTTGCTAATATGATGGACCAGTCTCGTTTAGCATCAAAGAAAACATCCAAGGAAAATGTAATACGCAGTCAGAATGATATTCGCGGTATTCCTGTTCCTAAAGACGGTATCTATGCTGGACCGTCTTCGTTTATTCCTTATTTGAAAGACAACAAGGTTGCTTACATTAAAGTGTTAGCGCATGGATTTGGTGGTGCCGAAGTTGAAATTGATTGTAAGTTGTCGGTACAGGATAGTCCTAATTCGGCAGGAGTCGTTATCGACGCTATTCGGTTCTTGAAAGTTGCCCGTGAAATGGGTATTGTTGGATCCCTTCGTGGACCATCAGCTTGGACTCAAAAAACTCCACCGGAACAGATGACCATTGAAGATGCTAAGTTAGAGTGTGACGCTCTTGCTGATCGTTCATTTACAAACCTGACGGAGACTCAACGTGCTGTATAACATGAGAGATTGGTCGCAACCTTATAATGTAAAATTAGGTGAAGGTCGCTTATTTGGTAAGTCTAAAAAACTTAAGATCAATACATTTGATTATGATGGCGTCATCAATTTGGGTCATGGATATACTGGAGTCAAACCTTGCGAAAAGGATATCATAGTCACAGGCAAACCTATCAGCGAGTACACTGAGCTTCGCACGAAACTTGATAGCATGGACATAAATAACCATGTGATTATGAATCCTATTTCTCGTAGCAGTGCTGAATATGGTCGAGAAGCGAGTGGGAAATGGAAGGCAAAAGTTCTGACGCTGCTTAAAGAGTGTTATGATATCGGAATTCATTTTGAGGATGATCCGATACAGATTGAGGAAATTCGCCAAAGGCACTCGGATATAGAAATTGTCTATCTTAGACATGGATTGGTGGAGAGATGAAGTTTACGTTCGCACAAAGACCTGAAGGTTTCGATGAGCATATTGATCTATCAATCCGCAGGTATTCTGACCTGTGGAATGACGTTATTAAGATATCCGAGTATTTCATAGAGGATGATACTTGGGTCTATGATATAGGTTGTTCAACTGGTAAATTGATAAGCGCGATGGTAGAGCGGAACACTTGGGTTCAAGATGTAAAATGGGAGGGAATAGAAATTGAAGAAGATTTCTTTGGTTATCCTGGTTTGGATCAACTCGAAGATGAATTTCGTCAAAAAGAAAAATCTGTGTATTTCAGGAATCGTGATGTCCGTGAGACCATATTTTTTGAAAACACCTCATTTGTGACATCTATTTTCACATTACAGTTTATGCCTAGAGCTGATAGACTCGAAACGGTAAAAAGGATATACAAGGCATTAAACAAGGGTGGTGGGTTTGTTTTTGCTGAAAAGACTATGTCTCCTCATAGTATGATTCATGATATCCGAACCTTCACCTATTATGATTTCAAGCGTGAAAACTTTGATTATGAAGATATTATGACCAAAGAGCAGGAACTGAGGCACATGCAGAAACCCGATACACGCAATGACCTGATTGATATGTGCAAGGATGCTGGGTTCGAGCAGATAGACTCGTTTTGGCAGAATCATTCTTTTACGGGATTCATTGCGATTAAGCCTTGACAATTGAGGCTTTATGAGGTACAATAAGTCATAATGGAAAAAAGGAACACGTTATGATGAATTGTAATTGGATAGTTCGGAATCTTCTGATCAAAAAGAAAATGTTGAAAGAAGCAGGGATTGATGTAGTCCCGCTCGACAACGAAAAGAAAGTCAATGATGCCTTCAAAGCGTCAGGTTTGGTTTTCCCAAAATCAAACAATCGTGGGGTTGCGTAATGGTAATGTCTAACGAAATTTCATTCGTGCATCCAGATGTGTCAGAAGAGGATAGAAAGCTGTTAGGTTTCGATACAGGCGATGAGCATACCATCGGAACCGCTGTCAATTCGACAACTGGTGATTGGATGATGTGCCACTTGATGCACTTCGTTGGATTGTTCCCCAGTGTCTCGGCAGCACGTAAAAATGGATGGAATAAACCAATTCCAGCTGGGATGTCAGAATTTACGGTCGGCAAGCGCAAAAAGAAAATTTGGATTCTCAATGTCCATCCGGATGACATCGATAAAATAATTGATTAATGTGTAAAATAAGCCTTGACAATTGGGCATTATTACGGTACAATTAATCATAATTGAGAGAGAGAACGATGACAACCACCACTCCTAATCTTGACAAGCTGACGAATCTTCTAGCAACCGAAAATATCACGGTTGAACACCGCAAGGTTCCTACAGCTTCATTTGACGTAAAATCTCGAATCCTCACTCTTCCTTTGTGGAAAGAAATGAGTAAGGAATTATATCACCTCTTGATCCTCCATGAGGTTGGTCATGCTTTATATACTCCCGAGGAAGACTGGGTTGATGCAGTCAAGGACAGCAAGAAACTCAAAGGATATGTGAACGTTGTAGAAGATGCTCGTATCGAGCGGAATATGAAAAACAAATATCCTGGGTCACGTCGGGATTTCACGGTTGGATATAAAGAAATCTATGACCGAGACATTTTTGGTGTTAAATATAAACCAACCGAAAAAATGAATTTTATCGACCGTGTAAATCTATATTTCAAATTAGGTTCCTCTATGGATGTCACGTTTTCATCTGAGGAAATGAAATATGTGGAACGTGTAGAGTCTACCACAACTTTTGATGATGTCGTTCTTCTTTCAGAAGAAATGCTTGCTTATGCAAAAGAAACTGCTGAAACTGATGAAGATCACGATTTCGGTGAAATGAGTGATGAGTTCGGTGATTGGGATGAAGATGGCGACTTCGAGGAGAGTGGTGACAATGGTAACATAGCGGATTCCAAATCCGAAGACGAGGGTTCGACTCCTTCCTCTCCTGCCAACTCAGAAAAAACTGATGAAGAAACTGATGATGAAGAAACTGATGGCGAAGGTGAAGGTGATTTTGATGCCAGCGGTGAATATGACGATGATGACGGTGAAAATGATTCAGGTGGTCGCAATGGCGGTGATGACTGGAACGATAAAGTAACTGCCACGACTGATGAAAATCTAGAAAAAAATATGATTGATCAGTTAGTCGACGAGTCTGCTATTCCTACGACTTATGTCGAGCTCAAGAGGTTGTATGATTATAAAAAACATATAATTCCTTACAAATTAATTCAGGATACTATTCGTATTTTCCGTGCCGACATGAGAAAGGGTCTTATCTATCCAGAGGATCCTTCTTTACCTGAGCGTGTAAAAGAGTGGGATGCAAATACTGAAACTCGATATTCCGAGTTTGTCTCTGCCAATAAGAAAAATGTCCTGTATCTTGTAAAAGAGTTTGAGATGAAAAAAGCAGCTGATCAGTATAGCAGATCCCGTGACGCAAAAACTGGTGTTATTGATCCTACTAAGTTACATTCCTACAAATACAGTGAAACCATTTTCAAACGCATTTCGGTTCTTCCTGACGCTAAAAACCATGGATTGGTCATGTTAGTCGATTTCTCTGGTTCAATGGCAGAAAATATGAAAGGAACAATCGAGCAATTGGTAAATCTTGTTATGTTTTGTCGGAGGGTCAATATCCCCCATCGTGTTTATGGATTTATCGATAATATCAGGACCGAAGATTATTATGAAGGATTGAAGGAAGTATTTTCATCTTATAAAATGAAAAAAGATGGGTTGTTGGATAGAAGTAACTGCTGCCTCATGGAATTATACACTGAGAAGATGAATAATTCAGATTTTGTTGAAATGACCAAATACCTGCTAGATTTTGGTAGCGAATGTCATTATCACTATGGTGGTAGATACACTCGTGGATGGTACACCCAAGAAAATAGAGGTCTGACAGCTTGGAGGTCAACTGTTCTTTCTCTTGGTGGAACCCCATTAAATCAATCTTTGGTTTATTGTAGAGATCTGATTAATGATTTCCGGAAAGAAACCAATTCCCAGATAGTAAATTTCGTTTGTTTGACCGACGGTGAATCCAATGGTTTCTCGTATGATAGGGATCATCTAATAGCAGCTGGTCATTATGATGATACTGGTAACCTAGTTGGTTCTCGTCACTTGATAATCCGTGATCCTATCACAAAATTGACCAACAAGGAAGAATATAGGAATAATCGGCATGGGCAAACTGAATATATGCTGAATGTCATTCGGAAATCGTGTGATGTTAATATCATCAACTTTTACATTACTCCAGAACGTGGTTATCCTTATAACCTTATTAAAATGATAGGAGAATCTCGCGCAAATGCTGGTAAAAATCCTTGGATTGATGATGATGAAGTCAAAGAAATCAGGAAATTATGGAGAAAACAAAAGCATATGAGTGTTCCCAACACGGCAGGATTCGATGAGGTTCACGTGATTATGGGTGGTGACGCATTAGAAACTGAGGCAACCAGTTTAGACGATATCCCAGTTGGTGAAACCAAAGGTAAAATGGCGCGTGCTTTCATTAAGGCGAACAGCAAGCGCAAAACCAGTCGTGTTATCCTGAGTAAATTTATTGATAAAATAGCTGCTTGAGGTAAAATAAGCCTTGACAATTGAGCGTTTTTTAGGTACAATGTATATATTGAATGATAATGAGAGAGAGTGATAATGACCACAATTAATGAATCAACCAAAGCGAACTTTGTTTCTGATTTGCTCAATCGTCACGGCAATATCGTGACCAACAAGCAGGTCGAAGACCTTCGAAATGAATATGGAATATCACCACCTTGGTGGTTCTTTCGTGAGTATGCCGTGAAAGAAAGTCGCGGCAAATATGCTGTGAATCCATCTGAGGCATTGCTCATGAATAATGGTGCCACACCAGCAACTGAAGTTGATATGGCAGCTGCACAAATTGTTCCGTTGACTCGACGGTCTGCACCTGAGGCAGTCAAATTTGACCCTAATGCAGTTTCCGAATATGAATATGCTGTCGTTCCTGATCGGGATCGGAGTTATGTTCCTTTCGGTGATTTTAAAGATGTCGAGAGCATCATAAAATCCTGCCAGTTTTTTCCTGTATTCATTTCCGGTCTATCCGGTAATGGTAAGACCTTTATGGTTGAACAGGCATGCTCACGAGCAAAGCGTCCGATGGTTCGGGTGCAGATGTCTCGCGAAACTGACGAAGATGATTTAATCGGTGGTTTCCGGTTGATCGATGGCGAAACTCGTTTTATGAAAGGTCCGATCCTTCGGGCAATGGAACTTGGTGCTGTCCTTCTTATCGACGAAGCTGACCGAGCAGATCCCGGCAAAGTTATGTGCTTGCAGGGTGTTCTCGAAGGAAAGCCTTACTATGTTAAGAAAACTGGTGAGGTGG